AAATCTTGGTTATAATCAATTTGCTCGTATATTTTCGCTAAGTTAAATAGACTGCTTTTCGTTTCGTCTCTAAACGCGTGCTCTTCCGTACGTGGGAATTGTCTATAGAATTCGTTTAAAGCGTCCTGGTCGCTTTTTAATCCTTCAGCTTCATTGTTCCAGTGTTCTATAATTCCAGTGTCTATAATGTCGCCATATGGGCCTTTAGTCTCGTTGCTAGGTGTATCAAACACAGGATGTCCGTAATCATCTATAAAACCCTCGTAGTTCCACTCCATAGGTATAAATAAAGAATATAAACCAGACTTTGTTTGACCGTTTTTATTTCTTTTCGTGGCATCAGAAGAGTAATATAATTTCTTAAAGTTTTCTCCTCCCTTGTCTAAAGCATTTGATGTTGATCCCATCATGCACTTACCTATGATTCTAGCACCTAAACGTAAACACGTTTTTGTTACTCGCCAGTTATTTAATATATTATCTGGCCTTTCCCACTTTCCACTTTCATCGTGTACTAGTAGTTTTAATTTTTCTCCGTCATAGGAGTTGTCCCCTGTGTTTTTCCAGTCGATTGTTGTGTCGAGACCCTCGAGTAGTTCTTGGTCTTGCTTGTTTTGGATCGATTTTCTTGTAAGCCTCGAGGCCGGTATTCTGTAGGCCAATTCGGTCTTTGGTCGGTCCATACCGTCTTGTATCGGTTTGAAAAAGAACGGATAGTTGACAGATATGGGTACGACTTTATCCGTGAACATTTTCTTCGCATCGGAGCCAGATTTGGACAATATCCCAAACCGTGCATCACTTGATATTGTGGCCATGTTGACCGTCTCTCCTGAAGCCATAAACGAAAAACCTGAACGTCTGTTCTTGAGATAAGACATGCCGTAACACCTTCTGTCTGCTTTACAAGCTTCCCAGAATAGGTAGAATAATCTGTTAGCTTCCCTGAATTCGGGGTTGCCAACGTCAATCTTAGACCACTGCAAGTACATAAAGTGAGTGCCAGTAATGTAAGTAGCCACGCCTTTATTATTGAACCAATGGCCTTCTTCTCTGCGTTTAAATTGTTCATCTATATATGGTTCCCATTTATTTTGAAATTCTTCAGGGTATTCTCTCCACTCGAATACACTCTGTATTTGCTTTAACTCTTTAGGATATTCTTCTACGGTCCATTTATCTGTAGATTTGTTTATTTTAGAAGGCGTTTTTGGAAGCGCGATTCTTAATCCCTGTATTTCGTATATATCACCTATTTGACCTGTTTTACTTATAACTACAATATCGTTTTCTTTATTGTAACCATAATCCCATTTTTTAGATTTATTTAATCTAGAAATAGTAGTAAGCTTTACGGGTTCAACTATTTTATATAAAGTTTGCTCGTACATTATTTAGATCTTTTTTCAGCAAATCCACTAAATGATTTTTTAGCTACTTCTTCTTTAGGCTTGTCATCGAGCATGTCTTGCTCTTCTTTTATTCTGTTTAATATTTCGAAAGCGTCAAATATAGCTAACTTCTTTGTAGCAGCAGCGTTTTTAAGTCTGTCTGCTGATATATCGTCATCTGAATCAACAATAGCTTCTTTAGCTACTTTGATCAACTCCTCAACTGCCTTGTGTCCAGCTTGGATTATATTCGACTTCGTTTCCTTGATATTCATATTTAATTTTAATTTGATTGGTTGGTACTCTATAGAGTCTTTCTTTTTCAATAAAAAACTCGTATTCCATACCTACTTTAAAAGAAACTAATGTTCCTTTATCTACGCTTCCATCTGTGTATTTAACAATACCAAGACCTGGTTTTTCAAAATCTGTAGAAAACATTTTATCTTCTTTTATAGGTTTTATAAAACAAAAACCTTTTTCAGACTTCCACTTGCCATTTGACTTATAAGCATATATTTGATCTGGTTGAGCAAAGTACTTGTCTTCTTCAAAGTAGCTTTTGCTATTTTTTTCATTACCTCTAACATCATAAAACCTTCTAAACACGTTGTGATGCAGTATAACCTCGTCTCCTTCTTTTATACTAGTTTCGCTTAACATAGGCGTGGCTAAGATTATACCGTGCCTACTTACATAGTTATGGTTTTGTAATTCAGTATTTAACAACAACTCATTGTTATCAATTTTAACCAAAGACGTTGATCTTCCGCTTTTAGGCTTTACTATAAAATTATAAATTGACTTCATTAATAATGTAAATCATATTCTACAGCTATTGCCATATTTTTATTGAAGTCTTTCCAGGATAAGGTTTCTTTGTTTTTTTCTATATATATAGAGTACTTATTTTCTTCCTCTAATATACTAGTTATAATATGACCGCCATACACTTCCTGTCCAACAGAATAGTGCATAGCGTCATTTTTATAATCTCTTCCAATACTAATCTTTCGTATCAGCTTCATTTTCTATTTTTTCAAAAGATCCGTCATTTATGTTGATGGTTATATCTCCATACTCTTCTCTTAATCCATCTTGAAATTTTTGTAAATCTTCTTTAACCTTGCTTGCCCCGTGTAGTATTTGGTGTTTTTCAATCTCTAATTCACCTAATTTTAGTTGATGCTGGTTAAAATTTTTAACTAAATCCTGTAATTCAGTTAACTCTTCTTTTTTAATTTCTTGCACTTTTTTCATTTTATTAAATTTAATTATTATTTATAAGTTTATTATTACGTGTAAACTTAATTATTTACTCCCCTATTGTCATTGTTACAGAAGTAGGGTTTATTAATTCTTGTATTTGATTAGCAATACCATTCTCTATACTTGCCACGGTTTCTTCTCCCATGGCTTCTTTTGTCCACTCAACTACTATTTCGTTAGTTAAGTCTTCAAATGGTATAAAGGTACTGCCTTCGCTTAATGGTACAATTTGAGTGCCTATTGCTGTGGATGAATAATCCCCGTCAACCCCTGTTACATTCCAGTGTACATTATACACTACATCTGTCTGCCCTTCTTCTTGAGGATGTACATCTACTGTTTTACAATTCCAATCGTAAGTTACTTCCATTTTTATGTTTGTTTTATTAATTTATTATGCTATTACTTCTGCGTAAATCTCTACATCACCCACGTTAGAGCCG